AGGGTATGACTTCATTCTGATCGTTCAGGATGACAACTCGATCAACAAGACCATTGCGAAGTGCATCGAATACGACATCAAGCACCGGAAGGCGAACAACATTTTCCCGTTCCGGCTGCTGCCGTTTACCCTGTTTTTCTATGTCACCTATTGGAAGCAGCAGCGCCAGAAGCTGAAAACCGAGACGAGCATATTTGTGAAGCGGTTTGCGAAGATGTACGCGCATAAGCGGCTGTTTGCCGATCTCGGCGGGCAGCTCGATCTTCGGATTGACGAGGGGGTGCCGATCCCGGATTTCGGGAACTGCAAGCCGCAGGAAGCCGTTGCAATCGGGAGGGGCCCCGAAGGGGAGGGGCCCGATTGTGACGGCGAACTGCGGGAGGTTCAGGCCTCATGAAGCGGATCAAGGTAACGGTATCAGATGAGGTTTACGAGTTCTTTTGCGTGGCGAAGGAGATCAGCGGCATTCCGATTTCGAAGCTGGTGGCCGACGTTCTGGAGGCTCACGTCCGGATGGCCGGGGGCGTGAAGGGGGCGGTTGGTCGGATCGCCGAGCTGCTTAACGAATTAAATAATTTATGAGGTGAAGGGAATGGAGTTTTTCTTCTCGGACGGTTTTTTCTATGTCTGTCTGGCGTTGATGCTGGTTGCCGGGTATGTGTATGATCGCCTGACGGTATAGGTAGAAAAAACCCTTGCATTTGTCTCCTTTTTCGGTTATAATGGAGACATAAAAGCAAGGGAGGTTTTTATGATGGCGAAAGAATGGGTCAAGGTCTACTCTCACAAGGGCTTTGACATCAAGGTATTGAACGGAGCAGAAGAAGGGGATGAGTTCGGATTTAAGGTTGATTCATGGGTACTCTGGGCAGATACGTATCCGACTGTGGCCGACGCGATCGCTGCGATCGACGAGCTGACGAATGACGAAGGTTGGAGGGCATGACCATGACGCGGAGAACGACGAAAGTCTCGTCGAGGGTGAAGGAGCGTCTGGAAGAGCTGAAGACCACGCTTGGACTGAAGAACGAATCGCAAGTAGTGGCGTATCTGTTGGCCATGTACGACGAGCATTTTCCTTTGATGACCGTCGTCCAGCACCGGAAATTCTATGACGCTGCTTTGGCTTCGTACGATGATGCGTGAAATGGGGCTGCGCGTGGCGGTCAGGATGGGCGGGTGGTAGAGGTCAAGGGGTGTCCGACAGGACACGGCTTGCCGCTTGCCCCTTGACCGTCTTTGCCGTGCGTGGCACCCTTTTGCGGTCCCCGGAAGCTGCGGCTTCCGGGCCTGCCCCCCGGCGAGGGCGGGAGTGCAGAGGGCGGAGCCCTTTGCGTTCCCCCTGGGGGGCGGAGGGGGGGAAACCTTCTCCGAAATTTCCAGCGAAGGGAGGGGCAGAATTGGCCGGGAAGACGGCAGCACCCCCGTGCTCTAACAGGGGGGTGCAAAATACATCACGAAGTGCCTTGCGCGCTTGTGTGGACTGGGTTCAGGTCACTTTCAAAACTGTACACGATCTACAGACGATTTACGGCATTTTGGGCATGTCGGAAGACGATTTCGAGGATTGTCCTACTGGCATTTATGGATATAAATGCCAGCGCCGAGCAGGACACATCTCGATCCTGTACGATGGCGGGCCTGACATGGGGATTCACGTCCAGATGACCGGGCAGGGGTGCCGGGAATACGAGACGTACGGGCCAAAGGACTGGCGGCAGTTTTTCGCGGACTGCTTCGCGTATGACGGGGTTTTTACCCGGCTGGACGGGGCGATAGATGACATCGCGTATGAGGGCCAGCAGCCGTATTACACCCTGAATAAGTTGTACCGGAAGGTACGGGAGGGGGCCGTCAGATCGCGGTTCAAACGCGGGAAATATGTCCAGTCGTTGCTGCTGGAAGACGGGACAAGCCTCGGTGAGACACTCTATTTCGGACGCGAACAGTCGGATATTCAGATCCGCTTTTATGAGAAGGATTTTGAGAGGTTGGATGCCGGGAAGGAGCTCGAGGAAGGAATAATCGCATGGAACCGGACGGAAATGCAATGCCGCCGGGATCGGGCGCAGGCGCTGGCGCTGTACATCGTTAACAGCGACGACATAGGGAAGGTGCTGGCCGGAGCGCTACGGAATTATATAGCCTTCTGCGTGCGCCAGAATGACACGAATAAGGCCCGCTGGCCGCTCTGCCGGTGGTGGGAAGATTATCTCGGCGACGTTGAGAAGCTGCGCTTGACGATGGTTGCGCCGGATCGGACTGTTGAACGTGTGATGCGTTGGATTGAACGGTCTGTCGCGCCGTCTCTGGGAATGATCTTTGCCGCGAACGATGGGGATATGGACTTAATCATGAGATACATAATCGACGGCATGGATCGCATGACGAAGGAACAGATTGCGCTGGCTAAAGAATACTCGGACGAGCGAGAGAGAGAACGAAGGGAAAGAGAATACGCCCGGCGTAATCGGTGGAATGAGTACATGTTCCGTAGTGGGGCACACAGGCAAGAAAAAAACGTCACGCCACCAGGGGAGCGTAACGCGAGCGAAAACGAGAGCCTGTTATAATAATACCACGGATGGAACATTATAAATCGATTGACGGAATACTGGCAAAAGTGTACAATATAGCCGAGGTTGTCTCTTGAAAACGGAATAATGCCTCCAATGCGGTCTTTGCGGCGACCATTGGAGGCTTTGGGTTCAGAGGGCGGCAACCCTCTAACCCAACACGATTGTACACTATGGCATAGTGTGTGCATAGGGAACGTCTGTTCCCATAGCCGCGCTATGCCTTTTTCGTTTTCAGGGACAACCCATTACAGTCCTAAGGAGTGATAGGGATGGACACGGCGATCAAGAAGGAATTCGTATTCAAGCAAGCAGTCGAGGGTACATCGAAGCGCTCCAACAAGCCGTACCGGATGGTGGAGCTGCATGATCCGAAGACGCTGGAAAACACGAAGTTCTTCCTGCGGGAAGGTTCGACGGTCAACACGAGCGGCCTGAACTTCCGGGATCGCGTACTCGCGACGTTCAGCGCGGACACTACTTTCGGGCGTCTTGAATTCGTCCTGGAATCGCTCGAGAAGATTCCCGAACCTGCGGCCGCCGCGGCGAAGTGATGATCGCGGCTATCGTCGATGCCATCAGGAGCGCGCCGGTTGCACTCTGGGTATTGTTCGGGGTCATTATCTTTCTGAAGGTGACTCATTGGTGGCTGAAACTGAGGGGGCGGGTTTGATGACCGAAGATCAAGCTGGCCAGATCATCACCCTGTTGGAAGAAATTCGAACGCTCCAATACTGGCAATTGGCCGCTGTGTGCTTCGTCGCCGGCATCCTGCCAATCATCAGTTTTTTCATCGGGAAGGGTGATCGTTGATGCTTGATGTGATGCTCGCACCCTTCGCCGCTGGAATGATCGTGTCAGGCAGCTTCGCTTTCTGCGGGCTGGCTGTGCGATATGCAAAGATGCTCTTTGAGTCGGCGAGGAGGTGAACAGGATGGACGGCGGAACGGCTGACAACACGATTGTTCAGGCGATCACGGGCGCGTTTGGTGACCTGCAGGCGACTGCGCTGGCGGCGCTGGGAGCCGTCGCGGTGATCGCAATCGCACTTTTTGCCGGTATCTACGCATGGCGGTACGGCAAGAAGGTCTTCTCCATCATTGCACGATAACCGGGGGAAGGGAGGGATTAACGTCCCTCCCTTTTCTTGTAGGGGGGGCGCCAGATGTGGCGTAAGGTGTTATTGATTGTCTTGTGTCTGATTATCGTCGTGATCCCGGTCGTACATGCGTTTGCATTCGTGCCGTTTCTGGCGGCTCCGTTGTTCGCGGGTTCATCATTGACGGTCGGGCATGCGTTGCTGGGCAGCCTTGTAATCGCGATGGGGGCCTATATCGGCTATTACCACAAGGACGATATTGATTACATCGTGCAGTCGACGAGAGACGGCTTAACAGGCCTGTGGAACAGCCTGTCACCATCGCAGCGAGATGAGCTGACGGCTGCCGGTCAGGCGAGTTACAGCGGTCAGGCGGCAACGGCTAATCTCTCGGCGGATACGATGTCGAAGATATATGATTTCGCCGCGCAGACATTCCATTTCGTTCCGAAGACCGTTATCACTTCGAAGTATCCGATTCTGGCGAATCTGCCTATGTATGACCGTGGTGCGCTGTATGAGTGTACGAGCTCGGATTATGCTTGTTATAAGTCGTATGTAGACCGGGGTATTGCGCACAAGCTGACGGACAGTCTCTATATGATCCCTTACTATGTGGTGTGGGACTCGGGTGGCAATATAACGACATTCGAAGCGGAAACTATCGACATTGTGAACGAACGGAAGGGCATGCAGGCACCGTTCTATACGGCTGACACCAATTTTTACGGTTTTCGTGTGCTCTCGAGTTCGTTCTATAACGGAATCGAAATGTCAAGTGGATGGATCGGCACTTCCTTGCAGCGGGCACAGTTTGGCGTTCAGACCGGAATCAAGCTTGAATATGTGATCCCGACCGTCCTGGCGCAGCTCGACTCTGTGGTTATACCTCGGGTAGCGAATCCGGCGATACCGGTGCCCGTCGATTTTCCGAAGAAGCCGAAGGATGTTGCATTGCCGATCCCGCCGGATGTAGTGATTCCGGGACAGGCGGAAGGTACGTTTGACATATCCGTGCCGGTGGCCCAGACCATTGCCGAATCGATCCCGGCGGAAGGAAGCATTGACGAGCCCATTGATCCGCCCGCGAATCCTCCGATTGATTTCACGCCTCCGACGACCGGCGGGCTGGATTTTTCGAAGCTGCTGATGGCCGGACAGCTCCTGAAGGAGAAGTTTCCGTTTAGCATTCCGTGGGACCTGAAGAACCAGCTCAACGTTTTCAATGTGACTCCACAGGCACCGGTAATTCATGTCTACGTGCCGAATTTCGTCAACGTGGCCGGGCATTCATATACGTTGAATTTCACGATCAATCTGTCACAATTCGACAAAATCGCGCAGCTCACCCGATGGTTTGTGACGCTGCTGGTCGATATAGGATTCATTCTGATGATTCGCAGACTGATGCCGGAGTAATGGGGTGATGACATGGCCGGATTTTTCACGGGTTTATTTCAATGGCTCATTAACGGGTTCGGGGCCGCGCTGATCTGGCTGATCGATTTGTTCCCGGATTCGCCGTTCAGCGCGCCTTCGACGCCGCCGGACGCCGTAAATCTCGGATGGATTACCTGGCTGCTCGACTTTCCGACATGGATAGCACATCTGACGGTGATTTTGAGCTGCTTCCTCTCGTATTACAGCGTGAAGGTGGCCGCCCGCTGGTTAAAGATGGTGAAATCATGATTGAGATGTTCAGCGGAACGATAGGATCCGGGAAGTCGTATCATGCGCTGGAACGGATCGTGCAGACACTCCAGCAGGGCAAGCACGTAATTGCGAATTTCCCTCTCAACTTCCCGGCTGGGATGGTCAAGCGAGGTTATGCGGATCGGTTTATGTTTTTGGATGATCGTTACCTGATGGGGCAGACCGGCGTATCCGTTTTACTTAAGCTGTCGAAGGACATGGGGTGGCTGGATAGCGAGAAGGAAGGGGAATGCCTTGTCGTGATCGACGAGGCAACGAACTATTTCCCGAAGGAAGACGCGACGAAGCCGGAGCAGAGGCTTTGGCGGACGTTCTTTACACAGAGTCGGAAACT